CTCATTAAAAATGAGTACGCGTTCGATGAGGTCGATCGCATCCCACATGGGGATGAACCCGATTTCTCGGGCGGTATCCACCAACAAACGATAGTTGGTCGCGAAGCTTATTGCTTCGTTGGTCGGGATTTCGACACCCGACTGCGCAATTAAAATGCGCATCTGTACATCAGAGTACATATAAGAGCCCTCGGAACTTCCGAGGCTGACCGGACTTTCGGCCACGGTATAGGAAGCGAGATCCGACACCAGTCTCTCCGGAATAACCGGGGACAGGATACCGTACTTGTTACGGCCTGAAAGCCCCTTCAAAAGAAGGAGCGACTTGAAAGTGTTCAAGTCCCATGGCTGCTCAGTCAGCCATCCTACGAATTTTACGTAGTCGACCTCCCACTGGGGTAGCTGGTCCCATTCGATTGGGATGCCAGCCCCGCCACAATTTGGTGGCAGATGGATGGGCAACCTGATTCTATTCAGGGTACCGCCAAATTGGCGATCAATAAGACGTTCATAAATGAACGTTACGACACGAGTCGTGTCGCGGTGCTTGAGCCAGTCCAACTGATGGCCTAGAGCATGTCCTTTACCAAGGACAGCGGAACCATGTTCGGTTCCTTGCCTGGCCATAGTGGTCAGGAGTCGACATTTTATTACGTCGACATATTGGAAGGTCCAGCCTTCCGTTTCATGAAACTTCATGAGAACATGATCTTCACAGAAGATCAAGACTCGTTTTGAGTCTACGTCCTTGGTCGAGGTTTTCATACCCAGATCATTGACTATTTGCCGGAAAAGATCGGCAACCCTCGCAGATTTGCGAAGCGACGCGTTGTCATCCCCGCAAATTGCTGCGGGGACGTTGGAAACAAAGTCCAACACGGGGAGGCTGGCGAAAGGCAGCCCCGTCATGCCATAATAGTTTGACATGTCTTCAACAACCAGGTTGAAGAGGGTGAGCGTCAAAAAGCTCAAGGGCTCCCCCATAAAGGAGCCGCGTGTAGATATATACATGCTTCTATCCTCGGAAAGACGAGGATCCAAGAAAATTCTTCTTGGGGTCCAGATTAAACTGGCGAACACCCAAAATGGGTGTGTAGGGTCAAGACCCTGGAGGAAACTCTTCCACATGATCTCAATGAGATCATGCAACAGATAATCTGTTGCAGACTTCCAATCGGACGAATGTCCGACGGCAGACGAAGGGAAATGTTTTCCCTTATCCTGAAGCACTTTCAGGAAAGACCACATCTTGTTCGTATCGTTCAGGCCGACGCGGGCGCGGCCGTCACGAGCAAAGATGTGTTCAGCCATGAATCTCATGGACTGTCCTACCAGTTGGAAGGATGTTTGGCTTTTGCTCAAACTCCGGGCCTTGTGGCCCGGTTCCGACAAAGATGTCAGAATACACGCAGGGAAATTTGCGGACTGGTAACGTATATCAGTATGTGCGTCATACCAGAGAGGTAAAAACGCGTCGCCCGTATCCGGGTGAATGAGCATAATGTCAGGCTCAGGGTCGAATGCCCCGTCACGGGACAAGTCGCCGCTTGCTAAAAATAGTAGCATAGACCCCGTAGAGGGGGGCAAAAGGTTCTCTGAACCCAGCCGCCGACTGGCCAGCCGGCGTGCGGGAAGAGTAGCCCTGTACTGATACAGTACATCGGAGAGTTTTATCCCCGAATAATTTACCCATCGATCTTCGATGGGTGGATCGACTTCGATCCACGGGTCCGT